CAATGAGTATAGGGTATACTAGAGAAAAACTTGAATATCCATTGTCCAATATTCAATTCTTTCTCTTTAAGTTCTTTTGGTCTTAAAGCTGGATTAGTCCAATGAAAGAAACCAACAGAAACATGGAATCTATTCATAGAAAATTGACAAGCCTAGTGCAACAGCCAAAGCATGTTCCATTCTAGCCCCTAAGCTTTCCTCCCAGCCTTTTAACATATAGATACTATGGACCTCAAACAATGCTTCTACATCCCGTTTCAAGGCTTCTTTTAATTCTTCTTTAGTCATATCTTTAGATGGATCTATCCCGTAAATTCTATCCATTTCTGCTGGATTAACAGGATCCCAAACCATCTTTCTAATTAAACGCTTCTCTGCTCTATCAAAAGCCTCATGATTGAGGTTCTTCCGTCCTCGCATTGGACCAGCTATATAAACTTTAATTTTACTGTACTCTTTATGTGGTATATCTATTAATGACATTCTGCCCAATTCCTTCCAACAATATAATTACCATCTAATTCAATTTTACAATCGAGTCGCTCTCCTGCTTCTCTTATACTATCACACCCCATCTTACCTATATTATCTGCTACATCTTTCTTAGCCTCAAGTTGCCATTCATCATGTACAGTAGCTATAAATCTAGCTGCACCCTCCAAACCTGCTCGCTTAATCTCCCTGTCTAATATACATTGAGCAAGTTTCATTATAATAGCTCCGTCACCCTGTAGCTGGACATTGAGTGCAGCATGTACCGAACGACATGGAACTTCGCGGCCATCTAGCAACTGTATTGTACCAGATTTACTCACCTGAAACTTACAATTCTGAATTACTTTCTTTAAAGCTGGCAACTTTTGCAGGAATTGTGCCTTAAGATTCTTTCCGACCGCAGCGGTTTGTCCCACGATCTTTCCAATCTTAGCATCACCAGCCCCATATATAAAACCATAGAAGAAAGTTTTTGCCGCATTTCTGGAGGGCAATCCAGCAAGCCTCTGATTCTCATCATGAATATCCTTTTCTATAATAATTTTTCCGTAGTTACCACGATCATAAGGATACATTCTACTAGCTAACATTCTAGCTTCCAATCCCTGTGCATCAATACCAACTTGAACCCAACCATCTTTAGGTATGAACAAAGCTCTTGCTCGTTTATCGCTACTTACTTGTTGGAGATTAGGTTGGCTTGCGGTCATGCGACCTGTCACAGTACCTTGTGGATTAATAGAACCATGTATACGACCATCTCTTGAATTAGATGCACGAGTAACCCAATCAGTTACCTGCCCCATTAGCTTAATAATGTTAAAGTATTCAACCAGTTTCTTAGCCTCAGGATATTTTAACTTCTTGAGTACAGCCTCATCTACCTTCGGGTTTCCCTTTTCGGTTTGAGGTGCTTTCCATCCATACTTTTCCTTCAGTCTCTCAGCTATTTGCTTTCTAGAGCCGGGGTTGAAGATAGTTATCTTATCCTTTAATCTCTTACCAGTCTTATCTGAGAATCGTGTTTGAACAACAGGAGGAAAGATGTCTTTTAGGTCTTCTCGTATATCCTCTGATCTCTTCTCTAGCTTGGTTAACAACTCCTTACCCTTTGGTAAGTCAAAGTTAAAACCATTAGCCGTTTGATTAGCGATGATCTCAGTAATGATATGTTCAAACCTAACAATCTTTATGTTAGCCTTAATAAAATCTAATTGATACTTATAGATCTTATGATTGAGGGACACATCCCCTCGACAATAGCCTATCATTTTCTCGTTGAATGCTGCCCACCCACCATCATATTCTAACTTAGGGTAGTTAAGATATGTTCCCCAACAATCTAGTGAGTTACCCGTTAGAGGGTGTTGAGATTTATCTGGAAACATTAACTTACTAATAATAAGAGTGTCTAATGCTCTTGTCAAAGAACTTAGGATAGGTCCGTAGATACGCTCCAATAGAGGAATGTCATACATCAGAATGTTATGACCTATAATAACATCAGCATTCCTTAGCTCCTCTACCCCCTCTTCTATCTCACAAGGTCCATATTCTTTATACTCACCAGTGTCTAGGTTCTTCGTTACCATACAGTATACGGTATCCGCTTCTTTAAACACCTGACCTTTAGAGTTCAATACAACTTCTGTTAAACCATTTGCTTCAATATCAAATACGATCCGGTTCATAAGGATCTCCTAAAAGTAACGCCAGCTTCCTTTTCGTTCCCATTCATGAGGGGACTCAGCTTCATTTCCCATAAACCTAACATGAGAATAACTTCGTCCATCACTATGTAATACATAAATATAGTGGTGATTATCATGCTCGTATGAGATTTTAATCTTATCTAAAGACCTGTCTACATTGACTGGTACTTTAAAAGAATCTTCCCCGATTGCCATAGAGATTTGATGATCCCCGTCAGGTAATATAGTAACATCCTGTGTTAGATTAACCGTACTCTCATGGTCTATCAGTTCCATCTTAGGTGTTTGTTCTTCAGCCATTGTTATCCCCTGCTTCTATTGGTTGAAATAAAGTTTGGCCGGTATCATCAATAGCATGATCAATCTCTTCCAAACGACCAGTCTTTCTATCGTAAAAGAGTGTACTAGCAATACCAGCACGGCCAGTAAGTCTATTCTTTAGTACCCGAACTATGGTAGTATTGGCTATGTTCTCATCAGGGTTCTGACGATCTCTTTCCAAACCAACAACAACATTAGGTACAGAAGCTAGGCTTCCTGAGCCTCGTAAATCCTGCAAGGTAATACGATCACCCTCTTCATAAGCTTTATTAGTCTTACGTAACTGAGACACAACATCAATGCGTACTCCAGTACGAGAAACCAACGACCTCAGTTCCTTCATGATGTTATCAATCAAGAGTCGCTCTGAGTTACCACCATCGAAATCAGTGGCAGCATTCATTAAACCAGTAGCAGCAGCCGTGATATGATCTAACACAATGACATCAACCTTAAGGGATACAGCCATGTATTCCATGCGAGCGCATAGATTCTTCAGTGCATTATTACCAAGATGATCATAGATGTAGAAGGATGTTTCATTAAGCTTACTTCTTGCTTCAGCATACTCCTCATCCGAAAGCTCATCAATAATATCCATATGAATTGGCGGCTTTCCCATCTTATCCCTAAGTTCGTTCATAAGCCTAACAGCCTTAATAGCACGAACAGGTTTATTAATCATTAGAGAAATCATATCATCCATAGTTTCCTGTGGTGCTTCCTCTAACATAATAGCACCAACACTACGGTCTTCCTCAAGATGATGGTGCATAACTTCTCTTAAGATTGTAGACTTACCAGAGCCAGTACCTGAAGCCCACAGTGTAACCTCTCCTGATCTTTGACCAATGAGAAACTCTGTCAGCCTAGTGAATGGGAAGGGATATACCCTAGTCTTTGAGAAATCAGATTGATCTGCTATCTTAGAAACATGAATGATCTCATCGGGAGAATAGCTCTGTGCTTCCCAAAGAGCGGATACTAACTCACTACCTTGTCCATTAACAAGACACTCATTAGCATCCTTGCCGGGAATACTAGCAATCTTACACTTACCCGGAGGCAGAAGTTCCGCAACCTCATTCATAGCCTTTTGTCCAGCTTCATCCTGATCAAACGCCAAGACTATTTCTTGATAGGAAACTAACCACTCAAGATTATCTTTCACAGCCTTACCTGCTCCAGCCGCACCATTAGGTAATGACACAACAGGCCATCGTCCTCCTAGTGCTTGGTTACAAGTCATACAATCATACTCACCCTCAGTAATGATGACTCTCTTGCCACCGTTTCTCCAAAGATGTTGGCCCCACATGGTTGGCTTATAACTATTACCAATCCACCTAAAGGATTTATTAGCTCCACGTACATGCTGAGCTATCATGATCCCATCATTAAAGAAGGGAGCAATCTCTTTTCTTTGCCCGTTAACCTCGGCTACTTGGTAGCCATACTTTTTAGCAATCTCCGCTGTAATTCCACGGGACTTGAGGGCAATACAATCACCCTGAATAAAATTAGCGGACGTTCCTTCAATTACATTTGTCATCTTTGTGGTATTATCTCCCTTTACGTAGAAGCCACAACTAAAGCAATAACTGTGACCATCATCATAGACAGCTAAGTTATCACTGGAAGTATCTAGCCCCTTTACTGCACATTGGGGGCATCTGTCTCGGTTAACCACCGTTCCTTTGTCTTCATAATCTTTCATCTCGTATCTCCGAATTAGTCTTCGATTTTTTCATAACCCTACCCACCCCAACAACATCATCAGTCTTCATAATAACAGCATCAATTTTATCGTGACCTAGTTCCTTTGCAATTAACACTCTATTGTTACCCTTCATTACTACCATAACCTCAGAAAGATTATCCCAATCCGGGGGATTCTCTTTTAAGATACCTTTAAGACCTCTGAAAAGACTATTAGAGATCATATGGTCAAGTCTTTCTTTAGAGAAAGGTACTATTAGTATAGGATCTAGCATATAACCATCATTAGATATCTCTATTTTTAGTTTGTCATAGAAATCTTGTTGTTCAGGGGGTTCAACCATACATCTTAAGCCATCCAACTCCACCTCAACTACTTCCATGTTTCCATACGACGTATACTGACTGCTTAGGGTTGTCATATTAGTTTCTAATTCCACTTATTACCTTAGCAATATTCTCAATATCCGCAATACTTTGATACGATAATACTTCCCCATCAGTATAGTCGAAATTTATATTTCCTTTAGGATCTAGAACAGCAACCTCAAACGTACCCTCATTAGAATTTGTACCGGGTCCGCTGACAAGAGATAGTCCCCAACCATTCTTGAAATCCATACGATCACGAAACTTTTGTCTGTCCATAGTATTTCTCCTAAATGGGCCAGCCCGGATTCGAACCGGGGACCGAACGATTATGAGCCGTTTGCTCTGACCGCTGAGCTACTGGCCCGTAGAGGTCTCTTTACCCGGCCACGGCTTTCCTCATTGCCGACAGGAGGGTTAGGTAGCCTGCGCCATCCGGTGAAGGCCGGGGTATATAGTACCCTCGGTGGGATTCGAACCCACACTGTATGGATTTTAAGTCCATTGCCTCTGCCGTTGGGCTACGAGGGCAATGAGAAGACGAGGGTTGGCTTGCCATTATCACAGGACGAAGCCAACCCCCATCCCCTACAACTTATCAACTCCAATAAGGAAGTAGCCGGGTTCACCAGCTTCGGCCCATTGTTTAGTAATGTATAACTTATGAATTTGAGAATCATCAACCCAAAGTTTCTTATTCAGAACATCCAAGACAGCCTTAGCAAAATTATCTACGTCTGCCTTTGGATATTCTAGTTTAGTTTTCTTAGGTCGAGTAATAAACAACTCCAAGTCTACAATAATTGGACCTTCGATAAGCTCGAAATCCGTACCTAGAACTTCATACACTTCTTCTGCACACTCCGCCCTGAATTTCTTATATGGTCCAGTAAAGTATGCACCATACCTAGAAACACGGGGTCTACTGGCTGCTATGGGATTAATATTAAATCTCCACTCTGGCACAGCTAGACTCCTATCAGAACGGGAGATCCTCAGTATCTCCAGCGTCAGTGTTTACAATAGTTTCGGCCTTATGCTCAGAACCATCGAAACCATCTGTAGCTTCAAAGCCACCAGTAAAGTCTCGTTCTGCCTTCTCAATAATCTGAACACCATTAAGGAACATGCTCAGAGAATTATCACGCTCAATGACGACAGGAGTAAGCCTAAGCTTAACCCTATCACCACCATAAGGAGTAGCCGTCGTAGGCTTTGCTGACGCATCAACGCACGGAAATGCATGGACTTCCTTTCTAACAAAGATCTTAGTCTTTGACTTGAGTGTACTAATCCCATCATCCTCAGTTTTAAGACTATTAATTTTAGTGCATCCCAATTCCTTGGCGACATCATCCATGTACTGCATGGTTTCGTCATCAAGAATTACAGTGATGTTGTGATTAGCCGAGTCAAGACCAAACTTGCTATCCGGCTTGTGTAGGTGTGACCAACGAACCTCAAGATCCTCAGTCACAAAAGAATTACCGCGCTTCATCGTTAGCTTCTCCTTCTTCAGTAGCTTCCATTTTAGTACCTTCAGTTACAATATTAGTAATCGTCTGGTTAATTCCGTCTGCCAGTTCATTCAACGCACGACTGATGTTACCAAGAAATGATAGCACAGCCTCCGTTTTAATTCCGGGCGGTAGTGACGGCCCCTGATCGGGGGTATCCTTTTTATCTTCATTCATAACCATTGTATCCTCCGACAATTCAATTCTCCTTGTCTAAAACTTCTAAATACGGATGACCATCTATAACTACACCTACAGAAACAATCGGTTTCTTCATATGATTTTTAGCGTAGTTCATAACAACATGCCCTGCATCTATTCCACACCCTACATTCATACCAAATATATGGTTTCCAACTGGTGTCTTCAACCATTGTATACCAGCAACACTATGGGTGTGACCCATAACCCAAGAATTTCCTGTAAGTTTTGCAGAATTAAATGCAGGGGCTATACCACTAGTTCCTGTACCATGAGAATAATTAACACCATCTATCTGTGTGGTATATTCCCACTTCCAATGTGGAGTACCCCATAACTCTCTATAGTTTTTAAGATATACAGTAGGGATACCGACATCAGCATTCAATCTAATAACCCGCTCGTCATGATTTCCAATCATAACATCTGCCACAGGAAACAATCGTTTCCATCTTTTAATAGTCTCCACTATATTCCAATACTCATGCATCGCAGAATCAGACTCAGGGTGTTTCTTATGAAACGAGATAGCATGGTGGTCTACTATATCCCCAATGAACACTGTTTTGTTTGTCTTATATTTTCGTTTAATAAGCTTTACAAAATCAAAGTATTCAGGATGCTCAGCAGGTAGGTGGAGATCACCTATTACTAGAACTCTTGACATCTTGTTTATCCTTACAAAATCTATTTCTATAATCCTGCTGCCATTGTGTTGCAATGGGTGGCAGGTCAGCACGCTTCCGTGTACCGGGCTTAGGGTACGCTTTCACGAAGTCTCCATTAGCATCAACCTCATGAACCCATTCCTCATAATAAGCCTTGACTGGCTTATATACATCCAGCTTACCATTACGATGCTTCTGTTGAATTTTATTAATCGGTTTCTTCATCGTCAAAATCCTCCGGGTCGTTTATTATAATATCTAAATCTAAGATAATGATCTCATCATTAGAGATTATGTAGTCTCCATCCTCAATCAGAATCAAAGTCGAACTCAAATCCGTCTTCGTCATCATCATCTAAACCATCCTCAGGAATAAAGACATTAATATGTAGCCCCTTAACTGGAGCTAGTTTCTGTACAAAGAAAGTGGCTGCAAGGTTTGTTAAGAATATACGGGACAATTCCTTGGATGGAAAGGTAAAGGTTATATCTTTATTTCCTCTACAATTCCTCACCAAGTTAACCGTATAACTTATAGCTTCTTCCATCTCATGTTCACTGTCTATCAACCTCATCGTCATGATTTTGCCCCCTTCTTAAAGTTGACATCTCAATAATAATCTCCCGGGGAATACTATGAACCGTTCCTGTCGTATCCTCCCCAACTGTATCCGTGAATGCTACATACTCCTCATTCTCAAATAAAATATAACCTACATTTTTAATCTGAGGTAAAGGTTCTGTGGCATATGAATACGCTTCCTCTACTGTGACCCACTCAGGACCACCCTGAGAATGAGCGTCAACCCAAATGATTTCCCTTATCTCAAGCAAAGAGGTAATCAGATCTGAGAACTCTTTCAATTTCGAATTGTCCTCTTTCGGGCAGCTCTGGCAATGACAATCCGAGTTGTTCTTCAACATCCTCCTTGAGTCTCTGTAGCTGGTCTTCCTTATGCATTTCATAAAATTCTTCCCTTATGAATGGTACTAATAAATCCATATCTGGAGCAGGACAACCATAGGAATCATGAACCATAGAGAACTGGTACATTCCATTCATTATAGCACGATACACTGTACAGAATAAATGACTGGCATCTAAACTATGTATCCAGTTAGGTGATATAGCCTGCATAACTGCCTTGCGATCCACATCCGTCTGACTATGGGTAGCAAAGATTAATTCTTTTTTATTAAATAACTCAGCAAAGCTACGACGCTTCGTTGGTTTGAAGTAAGCATGGACCACACGGAATCCTGATGGTGTGGTATAAACAATGTGTTCATTAAGATTACTTGCTATCTCCCCAATCTTCCTAAGATATTCCTTACCCTTGTTAGGCATGACTAAAGATTCTTCTAACCCAGCTTTTATAGCTCGGGCTAGTTCAGTAATAGCTGCATTCTGAGAATCCTTAGGCATCCAATCCAAGTGTCCCTCAGTTTTAAGATACCGCTGTATACCATAGAATGTAAGACCATATGGTTCACACATAGTACTACGCTTTGTAACTTTTCTTGGTATCTTATGTTTCCAATGAACGAGAAAATCATCATACAATGATACCTCTTCTTTAGTTTTATCGCAGAATACTGTAACCTTATCGGCAATAAACTGATAGAGATCTTGAGGTAAATCATTAACATCTACGTTAGTCAGCTTGGCAATGACCTCATCTCTCATTATAGAGGACCAATGCTGAGAGCCATTGCACGCCCCATCAACCTGAACAGGAACCTGTGTTAAACCATCCTCCCTGAACAAATCAAATATTGCGGCAAGCCTTTGGAACGATGGGTTCTTTTTTGTTTTATCTGAAACCCACTCTTTATTTTCATAGGGATCATTATTGATAGCCCGTAACATCTCAATGTTATCATCAACCCATTTAACTCTGTCGGCAAACGAACCCTTATCCTCATCAAACAGGTTCGCTATATGTATCTTAAGCCACCTCACCCCACCTGTGGTTTGTTGTCTTGGTTCAGCAAACATAATTAAACCGACATCTAAATCAGAACCCTGACAAGACAATAGCTCACAGGTAGAATACGCCCTACCCCTAAAATCTAGTGTGTAAGGCATGTACCAAAATTCATACTTTGATAATTCCTTGGCGAGATTTAGTCTAACAAGCAAACGACAACGGTGTTGCTCGGACTTAAACCAGTCACCCCAATGTTCTTCTCTTGCCACGCACCACTTGGCCTGTTCTTCTTTAGATCCATCTTCAGGATAAGGTTCATTAAACATAAACACATCTAAAGAGAAAGCCGGAAGGTTTGCAAGACAAGTATTATTTTTAAAGAGATTCTCCATTACCCCCAAGACCTTTGGATTCACAGTCCACTCGGTCTGCATCATGGCATTTAAACCATCTAACACAAGCTGACTAGGTTGAGAGAAACTCTGAGGCTTTAAATAACCTTCTTCGTAATCTGAAAGATACCTCTGGACAACTTCCTTACGGGACCAGTGATTAAGATAACCACCACTGGCTTGTAAGGTGTGATCGACAGGAGGTACTATCATAGGTCGATACAATAAATTCTTAGACTCAAGTATTGCATGTTTATCATGGAGATCCCTAAGTATATCAGGTCGTAGGGTAATAAACAAACGCTTTCTCCACATCTTACCCCCACCATATCGTTGGGATAGCATTAGAAAAATACCAGAGGTTTCTGCAATACGAAGCATATGATGTCCAAAGTCTTGTCTTCGTTTTAAGGATACGTTTTGTAGACAACCTACCTTAATAGAGAAGGCCCGGCATCTTTTAGTTGTCCAGTTCTTTATAAACTTGGATTGCCTTTGCCAATCGTTTTTAAAATCTTCTTTAGATTGTTGATAAGCTATGATAGCAAAGGCTTCTTGGGAAATAATATTCGATAGTTTTTGTGCAGTAGGTAATGGATAGGCAGGGTTCATCAACCCTGAGAATTCCTTATCCCTGAACATGGCTGATCGTAACCATTCCCTAATGAAACATCTTAGGGTTAGGTCAGCCATCTTAGGCGCACCTAAAGCCAACAGTGGTATTAACCAAGTAGGTGTCTTATGGTTACTACATAATTTATCTATCCATTCTTGATAGAAAGGGGTGAGGTGGACTACCGTAGCATCAAGTAACTGTTGCTCCGGTAGCCCTTCATCTGGTGAACGCTCATAGTCTTTCCAGTAGCGAGCGATTCCACCCATTATCATCTCCTCTTCCATGAGATTTTGAGTAGATATCCTCTCGCCTCTGTCTTGTTCTGAGAGTTTGTCCCATAATTGCATAAGGATCTCCTTTGTCAGTAAGTAGTATACTACTATACCCGGTTATAGGGAATACCTAATACAATCATTAGGACCAGCCAAATGCCTCACCCCGTAATATCAAATAGCAGCAAGAGCCTTGCGCATAACCTTCATCGAGTTACTAGCACCCTTGCCAAACAGGTTCCTATCAATTCTAGCAGCGGTAGCCATCTGACGACCACGCTTGGCCTTCCTGTGCTGGAGCCAGTTGGTCACAGCATTAGCAGCCATCCAAGGCGTAGGATTGGACCCAAGATCAGAACGCTCACTATCAAATGTCTGACTCCAAGAATTCAAGGTAGTCATAGCGTGCTTATAGGTATTATCCTCGGCCTCAGTCTGAGGATTGGGATTAACATCCTTCTCCTCAATCATCTGGTAGCAGTCAAGCCAGAACTTAGTGATACTGTCCTTGTCCCAATTAACGGAGGTCAACTGTTGTACATTCTCTCTAAAGAATTTACCAGTCTCACGAAAGTAAGACAATGCTTGCCTCGCTTGAGCCATCTTGTCTGCCATATCACCATTATGAGTAAACCTAAACATATTACGGCTACTCTGAGACAAAGCCATGTTCAAAGTGTTCTCACACACAATCCGAATACTAGTAGGCAACCCACTAAGAGCCAGTGTACCATCATGTCCATTACAGAGGCAAAGATACTGATCAACAGTATCATTGAATCCATCAGCCATGAAAGAATCGGCCCTAAGAAGGGTATAAATTCTAGCACCGTTCCTAAGGGAACCAAAAGATTCCACATGAGTATCATCACCAGCAAGACTATAAGCGAGTTCTGCCAGTTCTGCATTTTGTACTACCTTATACTCTTTACCAACCCAACCAAGCACATCGCCCGTATCAGATCGGACATTAGCCACTCGGTCACTGGTAGATCCCGATACATTTTCACCTTCATCATTACGATAAAAGTATTCAATATAGGTAGAAGGCTTAACTGTCCAGTCCAAACCTGCTTCAACCAAAGCTTCTCTAGGGGAGAGAATGGTATTAGTCACAGTACCAAGACCGTGCCATGCTTTCTTACCATAATATACAGCCGAATCATTTTCTGTCATTTCATGCGACATATTTTTTCCTATTCGTGTTCGATTTCATACTTTACAAACCACTTCTTAGCACCAAGATACTTGATACCACTAAGACTAGCGTGAATCGTTACATCATAGCCTCTATTATCATCAATAAAGGCTTGAGTATAACGATTGAAATACAAAGGCAACCAATCCTCATTCTCAAGTAGATTCTTACCGCTAAGATCCACCTCAAACTCAACCTCTGGGTTCTCTAAAACGGGTTGCCAATTTACATCCCTTTCCTTACTACCCCAAAACTCATAGTGTCCGATACCCTGATCTTCTTCGGTCCACTCAAGTAATCCTAGTACTGCCTCTTGAATGTCAAAGATTTCAGGCATCTTGTCTCTCCTCAAAGGTACTCATCCATTCCGAAAGGAACCGAGTAGCATCCTTACTACCAATATCAAACTGTTCTTGGATGTAGTTTCCAGCACCAAACATATTAACTACGCCTAGTTCTCTAACGTGATCCAAAAACTGATTTACTTCATCCTGTGTGGGTAATTCATCCATTACTCATATCCTTTGGTAATTTTCTTGGTTCATATATACCTTGAAAGAACCTATCCAAATGTCTAACGGCCAACACAGCCTCACCCTTGTCAGAAAATATAGCCAACTCACGGGTGTAAGACGAATACTCAGGTTCAGATTCTACCATTGATTCATGGTAAAACCAAGAATCATTCTCGGTATTATATAAACCCCAACGTGGTTTAGTCATCCAACTCTTCCATCTTCTTATTAAATTCTTCAATCGAAATGTTCCCAACGGCAAAGTCATAACGTAAGCCATACTCAGCAGCAGAGATATTCCTTGGTCTTTGGTCATCACCCTTACCAGACCCATGATCGGGTTTGTTCATGTTAAAGGGTGTCCAATTCTTACGCTTTGCTGCATCAGCACTCTTGTCACCCGCAGCATAATCACGTTTTGCGGCTAGGTTTTTATTTAGTTGACGCTGTTGCGCCCTAGAGAATTTATATTCGCCTTCTTCTTCAGTCATTTAAATCCTCCCAACCCTTTGCCCATTGTTCTGCGGTTTTAGGGTCAAGTCCAGTGAGTTCACCGATTCTTTCCCAATCAGGTTCCTCACCTTTATACCAAGCAGCGGACGCAAGTTCCCAGCATTCATACGCAGTTTCTTTTACTCGTCCCATTTACTGATCTCACCTTCTAAATTCTTGATGGCATCGTCACATACCTGAATAGCAGCCGATAGGGCTAGGTCCATCCTATCCATAACACCATTCATTTTACCATGATTTTGATCTAGTTGGTGCAACAAATCTTCAATTTTGTCTAAAGTTTTTTCGTCCATGTAATATTCCTCACATTGTATCTGACAATCGAAGTCGTCAAGGGGTACATCTACGCTACATCTATGAATTTTCATAACATTCCTTTCAACACGCCCGGCAGGATTCGAACCTGCGACCTACGGCTTAGAAGGCCGTTGCTCTATCCACTGAGCCACGGGCGCATCACCTGAAGATCAAGTAGATAACAGTACCAAGTAGCATTATATCAGCAAAGATAGACCAAGCGATATAGGTTTTGAAAGAAAACGAAAGTATCAACTTGGAATAATTCTTCTTCATGGTCGGTTCCTCCTATATACCTAAGGGATACCAGAGTCAAGGTCGGTGGGTAAACTATTCCCACAAGCCATAGCCAAAGAGTCCACCACTAGTAAGTTGGTTTTTATTGGCCTCTAAAGCCTGACTGCTGCTCCGCATTGATCCATCCGCAGAGGGACTCTCTCGTTGCTTTACAACACCTTTGTCTCCTAGTGTACCAAGACATATTCAGTCACAACTACGCATCGGTGGTTGCTATCCACATGTAGACGGATGCGTAACTCTGATATCCCTTGGATATATAGAAAAGGAACAGTAGAGGGAATCGAACCCTCCATTACCGGCTACCATGTTGCAACATGGACACCTTGCAAGTGTAATTTTCCTTGCCGGTAATCACAACCAGTGATCTGTATAGTAAATAAGCAGTTTATTTCAGACTCCTCATGCTCAGGAGAGTTTGATTCCAGCAATGATCATCCTCAAGATAGATTAGTCTTTGTCTCGCCTTGCAAGGCTCGTTAGCCAGCAATGTCCGACAAGCAGGGTATCTGTCGCTGGACATCAACAATGGCAATACCATTGTCATATAGTTTCCTCCCTACTAGGTGTAGTCCAGAGTTTGTCGGACCTACATCGCTAATAGGGAACGCTTTGGGCTTACATTCTATTTATACTCGCCCAAACGAGTGGTCTTATGACTCTTGGCGATTCAGCCTCACCTATGCCAACCAGCCCCATACCGCGCCCGTCATAGGATAGGTCAAGGATTCAATAAGAGAATAGTACATACAATCCTTGAGAAGTAACTAATCTCTGCGTTCGTAAGGGGGACAACGAACGCTAAGCCGTTGCTTTTTGCTTACGCTTGAAGAACTTCAGGAGGGGGTTCCTCCCTTTGGTAGAACTAGGGCTATCACATATGCACCCACGTTCATGTAATGCGTCGTAAGCACCGTTCAATTCGGCTTCATAAGCCCACTCTCCAGTACGCTTATAGCAAACCAAAAACCTCCCGTGTATCGGGTGTAATACCGACACTTGGTTATATCTAAACTCGACCGTGAACCCGGCCAGCGTGAATCTATCTAGTACATTCATTAGTTTTTCCTACCTGCTCTACGCAGGCCATACTTGTTTTTCTTGGATCTTCTAGGCTTGCCTTTCTTTTGCATCCTAGATACATGAGTTCTCAATGCTTCGGTTACTCTAGACATTAGGTTTATCTTTCTTAATGATTGCCTGCCTAATAGCATCAGTCACAACATTAGAGTGTAATCGCATATACTTACGGTCCTTAGCGTTAGTATTCCTGCGATCAAAGAAGGTTCGATCTATCAATCGGGTATAGATCCTCTTGTTTTTCCACATAATACTCACACTATAGTCTCTCTTACGATCAAAGAGAAATACCTCCCACTCATAGGCATTTAAGGGGAGTCGCTTATATACCTTAAGCGTCAGACCCTCGTGGATAAGTATAAGAGTATCCTTGAGGAACTCACGATACGAAGCGTTCTTCATAACACACCTCACATGAACATGAACTCAGATTCCAGAACGTCATCAATACACAAGTCACCGAACTCAGGCAACTCAACATCATACGTTTCAGCGAGAGCTACCAGTGGTGACTCCCTATACAGAGCCACGAACATAGCAGGAATTACACCGCGTACAGCGGGTACATCCTTAGGCAACATAGCAAGACAGTCATGTATACCAGCAATACTGATAACACCATGACCTGTAATCGCCTTCCAGATACACAGTTGTAAGTGACATCCATCCATTGAGTGAGTGAAGTTAGGAGGTCCAGCGGTGCAAGACTTCCGTACATTCAACTCATCGTCAAACTTGAAGAACTTCAAGGACGAACAAGAATCGTCATCGAAGCGTTTACTAGCCGTAAGCGTACACTCTACACGATTGTTCTTAAAGTTCTCAACCCTAAGACCAGCCGCAGTAGTCCACACCATAGGCTCACCATCTTCCGCAGCAGCCTTAACACATGCCTTGATAAAGTCCATGTAGTTAAGGATACTCGGGACCACAGTTAACAACGACTTGCGATACCGACTGGCAAGTTTCATAGCAACATCGAATTGTAACTCTACATCAATGTCTAACTTACCGATGGGACTGTCAGGTGCAGCAACCACCATCCACTCCGGTTCATCTTCAGTACCTGCGTTATGCCAAGTCTTATCACCCATGAAATTCTTACCGATACGTAGTACTGTACCACCGTAAGGAATAATCATTACCGGGTCTTTGGCAACACTGGCGTTGTTAACTACATCATCCTCAGCGATAAACATATCAACGTAATCGTGATCGTCCTCACCCGCAGACCAAGCACGACGGTTCTCCTCACAAAT